CTGCTGCTTGTCGTTGATTTCCTTCTGCTTGGAGTATGCGTAGATTCCCACTGCGACCGCGACACCGACCGCCACCACCGCCATAATGATTGACGCGGTTATCCCCTTCGGGAGCCTGCGCATGAAGATGATGTCATCCTCCGCGGGGATATAATCAGGAGAAATCTTTTCGCCTTTCTTCAGGATGATGAACTGATCCCATTCCGCACTTATGCAGTCGCGGAGCCTCATTCCGTCCGCTGGCCTGTATGTGCTGTGCCCGTATCCGGCCCCGTCGAATCTATATACCAACGCCATAAAGTCTCCTTACCTTGACGGCCCTGAGAGGGTGGACGCACACCCCGTGGTTGTATGTGGCGTGTATCATATTCCTTGAGTCAAGGGCCATTCCCAGATGCAGCTCCCCCGCAGCCTCGCACTCCACGATCACCCCCAGCCCCGCCCTTTCGACAGGATGCACGTCTCCTATCGTGGGGATGAGTGCGCTAAGTTCAAGGGAATGATCATCGTGCCTCACGTCAAGCAGAGTGTGTCCCAGACGTTTCTCACATTCAAGCACCACTCCGTAGCAGTCGTACCGATCGGGTCCCCTTCCACCTTCCTCGTAGGGGCAGCCGAGCATATCGTCAACAGTGAATTCCTTGTCCATACCCAGACAGTCACTTTTTCCCTACGCATTGCCCCTGTTGTTGTCCGCATCGAATATGTCAGGGGGAAAGGCCATCTCCATCCTGTCGTCCGGGACGAAGCTGATTGTGAGTTCCATTCCGCTCACGGTCATGTCTCCGTACCTGTGGCGGAACATTCTGTAGGGAGTCACCTCTCCGTTCTCGGCAATGACTCCTACGACCTCAACTGTCATAAGATAGTCACCCGCCGCAAACATCTCGTTCAGTGTGTTTCCTATGAGGGAAGCCTTGATGCTTGCGTTCTGAAGTCTTCCGCCCGTATTCTTCGGCCGCGTGTACTGTATGTTGGCGGGAAGGTACGTCTCGCCGCCGTAGGTAACAGCCTCGTTATTTCCGGCGAGAAGCAGGGTTCCAACTTCATCGTGGTGGAACCGGAAGAGATACGGGAGGGCATATCCTCCTCCGTGGGAAAGGCGGGAGTAGATTTCTCCGCTGGTCATGCCGGCACCTCCCTGAATTTGCAGGACACGTCCCTGTAGCCCTGCGTTCCCGACGGGGACGGCTCTTCATCGAACATGTAGACTGCGGTGGTGCCGTCACATTCCAGGGAGGGGAAGCTGAACCATCCGGCGCCGGCTCCCAGCGTCTCCCTGTACCACCTGTCGAATTCCCGGAACTGCGCCTCGGTCCAGTGGAAGCTCACGCTCCAGATTTTTGCAGTGAACGTATTACGGCAGTATGCAATCACAAGCCCGCTCTCGCTTTCCGTCTTGATTCTGTTGTCTTCGTAGGAGGGCACCACTCCGTAGCATTTGACCGGCACTCCCGAAGGCCATGCGTATACAGTCATATTATCCTCACCCCCTGTCTTGAATTCTCATGCCCCGCAAATCCCGCATCATATCCGCCTCCCGCCATCGTGCTGTTGATGTGTGCGTCGAGCACCTCGATTGTGAGCGCGTTCTGTTCGCGCCTTGTCTTTATGCTTGCCCTCTCCCCGATGTAGTTGTTCACCGCGACTTCGCCCCATCCCGACTGTCCACCCTGCAGCCTCTTCCACAAGTCTGCCTGCTGGCTTCTCGTGAGAATCATTTCGCCCGAATTCACGTTCGCCTGCACCTTGTCCCCCGTCCAGCTGCTGCCGGGCACGATGCCTCCGTGCTCGAATGAGGGTGCCTTCGGCTTGTTCGCCATTGCGACTCCTATCTGTGCGGCCGTCATTGCACCAACGAGTCCGGCCATTGCGATTCCTGCCCATATCGGCTGTGTGGAAAGAGCCGAAAGAACGGCCTGAGCACCGGACACCGCCATCTGTGCCATGTTCGACCCCCACTGCCACAGCTCTGCCTTGTACTTCTCCTGTGCGGTCTCCCGGTTTATCTGCTTCTGCTTGTCAGCATACTCGGTCTCGCTTATGATGCCCTGTTCGTACTGCTCCTCAAGATCTGCCATCCTGTTCGCCTTCTCCGCGTCGGCTGCTTTGATGGAAAGGTCGGTCAGGTAGTTTATGAGCTGTGCGGAGCGGTCGGTGAAGTCCTGCACTATTCCTGCCTTTTCCTGCCATTCGGAAAGCGCGTTCTCAAGCCTCTCCCTTGACTCGGCCTTCTCGGCCTCTGTTATCCGGTGATCGAGTTCGACCATTGCGGCAACGGCATCATTCCTCACCTGAAGCTGCTGTTCGGAACTTTCTCCGTAAACCTTTCCCATTTCCTCCGCGGTCCTGCTGGCAAACGAGAGAATTTCCTCCTTCTGTTTTTCGAGCTGCTTCGAGAGCGGAATCTCCGTCTCCCCGTAAGCCTCCGAGAGCATCTGGGAAAGCTGCCTGTTCATTTCGTCCGCGGATGCCCTGGCCTCTGCGGCGGCAAGCCTTCCCCCCGCCTGCCGGAACTTGTCCAGAAGCTCGTTGACGCTGCCGTCACGGGATGTGAGGGTCTGCCTGTCGATGAGATCCGTGTTTCCGAGGATTCCGGAAAGCCCCTTGAAGAGCGCGTCGTAGATGACCCTGAGCCTTTCCTGCTCGCTGTATTCCACGCCCAGGGACTGGTCGCCGGCCAGTTTCTTTTCAGCCTCCGCAAGCATTTTCTGCGCTTCCTTCACCCAGTCCGTTTTTTCGGACTTGTCCGTGGACTTGCTCTCCGGAAGCTTTTCCTTCCATTCCTCAAGCAGGGCGAATATTGCCTTTGCACCTTCCTGATTCTCAAGTTCCCTGTAATCCGTGTCGCTTTCAAGCATGGAGCGGTAGGCCGAAAGAATTCCGTCGTACATCCTCTGCGCTTCTTCCCCGGATGAGACAGTCTTCCCCGCCTCCCTGTCAAGCTCTATTGTCCTTCTCACCTTTTCTATGGCGGCATTCGCTGCGGAAATCTCGGCCTCCATTTCGGCCTGACGTGCGGCATCGGCCATGGCCTTTTCGCGTATCTCCTCACTTTCCCTGCTGCGGGCGGCCTGCCTTGCAGTGATCGCTTTATCCAGGGCTTCCTTTGTCAGCCTGACCTGTGCCATGAAATGCAACTGCAGGAAGGTCGCGTCCGCCGCATCGGGATTCTCACCGGCCTTCTGGATCAGGTCTTTGATTTGGTCGGCAGTCAGTTTTTCATCCTCCATCAGCTGCGCCGCGGTCTGTTCCTGGTATTTCACCCGCTCCTGATATTTCTCTTCCAGTCTTTCGGCCGACTCCCTCAGGGCGGCTGCATCCAGATCGGCTCCTGCGTTTCCGGAACCAACCTCCTCGTCAATCCTTGCAAGCCTGCGGGCTTCCTTCGCCCTTGAGATGGCATTGTTGATGTCGGTGATGATTCCCGTGATTCCCCTGCGCAGGGGTGCCAGCGCGGTCTCAAGCCCGTCCCCGAGATGCTCCTTGAAGTCCC